CCTGTAATAGTTTGTTTAAGAGTAAGTGTATTATCTATATTGTTCCAAAACCATACGTCTGCTCCCATGGTTGAGGTAAAGCCTTGATTCATTTGTGATTGTGTCAGATGACCGTCATCAACTAAATCTACATCCTGGTATACGTTGTCCTCTTCATGTCCTTCAAACGCTAGTACACCACCGCTGCTATCCATGCCTGTTTCATAGGGAAATCCGTTCCAAGCACCGTGAGTGTGAATACCATCGTTGCCGTCTGTTGACCAACCAGTTGTGGTTGTGGTGCTGCCAGTTCCAAAAGTGGAATTGTCGAGAATGTTTCCTGTATTTACTTCTGTGCTATTCGCCGTGAACGTTGACAGTAGGAGGAATATAGACATTAGTGTCGATATCGCTAACTTCATCTTGCTCCTTTAATGTAAGCAGTTCTTGTTCAAGTCTTTCTGCCTCTAGTCTTGCAGCTTCTGCTTCTTCTGCAGCAATACGTTCAGCCTCTATTCTTTCTAACTCTGCAATCTCTGCATCTATCCTTGCAACCACCTCTTGTTTCTCCATGTGTTCTTCGTAGTCAGGTCTTAGTTCAGGGTATTTTTCCCACATTTCCGCGGCCTGTGGACCTATGAGGCCTGAGTATGGACATGGTGTGCCTGCAGCTTCCATCGCAGAAAAAACACGTGCATCTTGACATAACACTGCCACACTTGCCACTTTCATGCCAAAATCTTGTAGGACCTTTGCGAGCTTGATACGCTCACAGTTCAAATCGGTTATATGTTTTCCGCCAGATAAGCCAAACACGCCAGTAGAAACAGAACCACTAATACCCATGCTACAGACATCTTGAGACATCGAAGAGTATGATGGTGAGTTAGCTGATGGTGGGGGAACGTCTGCCCCATTTGAAGTTGTGTTGTTTGTCGTTGTGCTTGTCGTTGTGTTTGTTTGTCCGTCATTATTGTTTGTAGTATTAGCTGTATACCCTCCTGTAATGTTTGTATTAGATCCTGATGTGTTAGTTTGTGTGTTTGTATCGTTAGCAAACGTAGCTGTAGATAATAATAGTAATAATATTAATAGTTTTTTCATTTCTCCTCCAGAAGAAAAATTATAAGTTAACTGATGGCTGGTCGAACATTTCCTCTATTGGAAAAGATTCTGCTTCAAAACAAAAAGACTCAAAATGTATTGGTTCATCTCCTACGCTTCGAGCGTAAGCTTTAAAATCATCTATCATTATTTGATTGTACGACTCGCATGTCTCCATGTCTGGATATATGTATCCTTGATATCGTACTGACGGCCAGTTTGGCATCGACGTTATTATCACTGCCATTACTATCTTGATCATTGTGTCCCCTCATGTAGTGTTTTTCGGGGTTATACTTTAACCATTTTCTAAATTTATACCAGATCTTTCTTGCCATTACATACCATTACAAACCGTTACCATTACATACCATTACATAGGACCCTCACTGCTTGAATAAGCAGCATAGAGAGTCCATTGGGTGAAATGAAGTTGAGAATTTCTATATATGTTACAATGGTTTAAGAGTAAAGAAAAAAGTTATTTTTTACTTGACACGATTTACGGCAGAAAACATAGAAATAATGTTCTTGTTTTGTTTGATAGAAAATGTTACAATACATTTCACTAAAGAAGAAGAATTATGACAGATATATTAAGTATAAAAAAATACACAGATTGGTTAAACAAATCTATTCGTGGTGATAGAATAACTTATTACAGAGGTTTTTTGTTTGCACCTAAAATGCAAAGACTATCTCCTACATTAGATGATCGTAGAGTAGAAGGATTAAAGAAATTTGTATACAATTCATATTTATCCAACACAGTAACACTTACACAGAAAAGACACGGTAAGTTTGATTACGAATACATAGCGGTGCGTGTATGATCTGGGCTCTAGTATCTTTTTTTATTATACCAATAAAAGTATGGATTGCATTGTTCATAGTTTATAAAATTTATAGTTGGTTTTTAGGTTTATGAGTTTAGAGGCAAGATTAATTAGATTAAAGATAGAGTTAGATAAGTCTGCTTTACGCCATCCCATGACTGTGCAACAAATACTAGATCGTAAAAAATGGGAAAGAGTTCGTAACATATTAATTAGAAGGTATAAAAGACATGAGTAAACCAGTGATAAAAGAAGTTAATACTAGAGACGAATTAAAACGTGCAGAGGATGCATTTTATAATGCAATGTTTGTAGGAAATGAGGAAGAAATGACAGCTGCAAATGCAGCAATTGTTTACTATCAATCATTTGATGGCGATATTTGCCCAGAATACCCAGGTTTTTAATGCGTTGGTTGTATTACTCAATATGGTTGTCGATAGCTATTGGGTTCTTTTGCATATACAGCGTAGGTGTAACGTGAAACATAAGTTTAAGGAGGTAAAGATGGATAGAGAAACAGCAATACAAGAAATCAATAGGTTAATTGATTTTTACAGAGACATGGTTAGTAAGTCTAACTACAAGTCTGCTGATCACACAATAAAACAGGCAGAGAAAGCATTAGATTATTTATCTAATCAAAAACTTTGTGGATGCGAGGATTAATGACATTACTAGAAGCAGCAAAAAAAATTAATGAGTTATTAGAAGAAGCAGCAAAGAATAAAACTAACTTTGTTGATACATTAGAAGAAGTTCGTAGGGTAGAGGTGCACGGCGTAAGATTTAGTAATATGATGTTGCTAGAGATTATAAAAGACTTTATAGAGAATTACGACGTAGGAAAAGCACAAGAGGACATACAAGATACTTTTGATGACGCTGAACACACCTGGCATAGCAAGGTACATTAGTGGACATCAATTCTGTACCCAAAGTTACAATTACGTGGGAAGATGCACGTGATATGGAAACTGGTTGGTTAGATATAAAAGATATTTTAGCAGCACCGTTGGCTGTCTGCCAGGAAACTGGCTGGATGGTAGTAAATAATGACGAGAAGGTAGTGATTATGCGTTCTTGGTGCTTGGACCGGGATGATAATCATGGTGGTGGCGTTGTTGCCATACCAAAAGGATGGATAAAAAAGATAGAGTATTTACAGGTAACACATGCAACAAACTTATGAGATTAATTTATGGAAAGACAAAGTAATAATAGAAAAGATTGTCAAACAATTTGACAGTGACGATAAAGTATTGGAATATATAGCTAATAATTTTGATACAACACCTGATCCTGGTTTTCCATCATTAGACCCTGAAAGAGGTTATTTAAGGCCAAAAGCTTCTGATTATATAATTACTTGGGCACGCATAAATACATATGTACGCAAAAAAGGACCAAAAAGAATAGAATTAACAGAGGATGAAAAAGAAATGCAAAAAACATTAGAGAGATCTATTACAAAAGAAGCAATAGACGAGTGGGGTGAACAAGAAATGTTGAGCACAGTTAGAAAAGATTACTGGTCTAGCCCAAATGCAAAAGGATTAGAGGAGAAAAGGTAGTATTATGAAAGGTATTGGCAATAATAAAAAAGGTTTGACGCCAAAACAACACGATTTTTTGGCTAAAATTAAGGAATTTATAACAGCAAATGGCTATCCACCATCGTATGAAGAGATGAAACAGTTTACAGGATTAAAGTCAAAGAGTAATGTACATGCAAAGATGGCACAGCTAAAAACAAGGGGATACATAGATTTTGACAAATATATGGCAAGATCACTTAGGGTATTATGAGTATTGTATTATGCGCAGGATACTAAAATGAAAAAAGTTTTTTTACAAAAGGGCAAAACTGCCAATACCGTAATACCAAATGCCAATTCTCTATATGGGATAAGGGTTACAGAGTATTACGAAGGTATTACCAATACTGGCACAAAAAATACTAGAGGCAAAAAATAGAAACAAAATGAGTGAAAAAGATATATATAACAACAAGATAGAAGAGATAAAGGGTAAGGTTGTCCGTAATACCATTGCCAATACCAGAGATATGGCATTGAAACACCCAAAAGGTGAGGATGGATTAACAGATAAACAAAGAATATTTGTAGAAATATACACAAAAGAGGGTGGTAGATTAACACCAACAGAGTGTGCAAGACAAGCAGGATATAAAAACGAACGTGCTGCAACAACAGCATCAGAGTTGTTAAATGTAAAAAAGTATCCTCGCGTTGTAGCTGCTGTACAAAGAAAACGAAGTGAACTACATGAGACACACAAGGTAGAAATGAATAAGCATGTTGTAGAGTTGGCTAGACTGCGTGATAGAGCATTGGCAGATAAATCACATAGTGCTGCTATTAATGCGGAGAGGTTGCGTGGGCAAGCTGCTGGGTTGTATGTTGACCGTAAAGAGATAAGAACAGGATCTATTGATAGCATGTCTCGTGACGAGGTTATTAGTAAATTAAAAGAGATAGGATTAGATGGCTCATTCAAAAAGAAAAATGGAAAAGAATCGTTCGAGGTCACCGACAGCAAAATGGTTGATATCACCGATACACAGACAGAGAATAAAGAAGAGTAAAAAGGTATATGACCGTAAAAACGGAAACAAATTTTTACAAGAGTTTAAAGAAATGTTTGCAAAGTGGTAGGCCTGATCTTATCATCACACGCATAGAAAGCTACGTTACACCAGGATTCCCAGATTGCTTGATTTATTATCCTAGCACTGGCTTCTTTACAATAGAACTAAAGGTAATAAGACGTAGGAAAAATGGTACCGGAAAGTTACTAATTTCACCACTACAAATGGCATGGCATGCACAGCATGATAGGGTCAATGCACCTGTTTACATTATGGTTTGGGACCCAGACGCAAGGTCCGCAAAGCTTTTTCAAGCGTCCAAACTCCCAGAACTCCGGCAAAACTCCTATGATACAGTGACCGGCGAGCTATGGGAACCTGGGCCCCGCGCAGCTTCAGCAGATGCTGGAGAAGCTCGAAACTCCGAAACTCCCGCAAAACAGCCAAAATATATAAGGGGTTCCGCATCCTGGCAGTTTACGCACCGGGCGCGCCGGGGAACCAGCGTTGGAAAAAATGGCGGAAACCTGTAATTCCTTTCCTGATTGGTGATGCAACAGGATCCGAAGCTCCAGGAAGCAGGATTACCTTGACATGTGGATAACTATTTGCTATAATAGGTACTAGAATTAGAAAGGATGTATTATGGTATTACCAGAAGATAAATACGACCCAATAGTGGACGCATTAAATAGAATCAACGAATCATTAGAAGAACAAAACGATACACTTAAGAAGATAGCTAAGCATTATGACGAGGTTGTTCCTAAGATGTCAAAGGCCTATGACCCACAGCCAGACGCCTTTGAATCAGTGATGACGAGGATAGTCGGAAGTCGCTAAACTCCGAAACTCCCGTATATATAGGTATATATTATATGGGGGTTTAACATGCCCGTTCGGGCACCGGGCGCCCGCCGGGAGTTACCGGGGAAAGAAAGGACAAGATTGGCGGATTTCTGCCAAAAATAAACTTGACACAAGCGTATGTACCAGCTATACCTGAAGCTAGAAATGAGAAAGAGAGGCAAACATGGACTGACTAGCATTAATAATACCTGTAAAATTGGCGGTTTTCTGCCTGTTTATATACTTGGTGTTTCAGTACCTCTGAAGCTCCCGGGGATGCAGCAGCTGCAGGATCCTAACCAGGAGCAGCTGCAGTTCACCAGGCAGGTGATGCAGCAGGGTAATATATACTACAACAAATGGACACCATTGGGTGTGGTACAATACAAGAACGGAGTTATCCACAAGATAATACCTAATAGGTTTGTATCGAAGTTGATGTCGTGGTATAATAAGGACAGTTAATTAACAGAGTATAGTTCGAAACATTGGAACATTAGATTATACTCGATGAGGCAAGATAAACGGTGTTAATCGGCTCTTGCCTCTAACTCCAAACTCCAGAAACTCCACACGCGTACAACAACATAACTCCTATCGACTTCCTGTTGCCCGGCGCCCGCTTCCCGAGCAGATGCCTGTCGACACACGCTGACACGAATCTTATTTTGGACACAGGAATAAGGTAAACACGAATCATAAATAGAAAGGAAAGTTATCCACAATGAATATAATAACACTAATAATAATGATTTCAATTATGTGGTTTGTGCTATATAGCTTTATATTATCAATAACAGTTAGTTAAAGGAGAAATAGAAATGACTAATGAAGTGACTACAACTAAACAGACATCAGTTAATAATATAGATATTAGTAATGTTATTACTGAGGTTATAGAATACACAAAAGATAAGAACGCACTAGGCAATATACAAGAACAAATTGCTAGTGTTCCAACTACATCATCACTAGACTGGAAGTTAGTTAGTGGTGTGTTATGCAACAGTATAGTAGAGTGGGTTGCCAACAATAGAGGGCGAGAGGTTGAGGCTCAAGAACTCATCACTCACATACAACAAGACATTGGCTACTTGCTAAAGCGCATAGGTTTGGCTGGTTAGTAGTCAGCCAGTCATAAGGGGTGGGGTTATGTCCTGCCCCTATTTTTTTGGGGCTTGGTTGCCTAGAACTATACATGCCCTGCCCACAGCCTGTGGATAACCTGTGGATAACTCGTGCCCGGGATATAACTGACCCCCATCCCCCCCTTTTTGTATAAGCATGCTTTATATTTTTGCGAGGTAGGTTTGTCAGTGACAATGATTGAAAAAAACGTTATAAAAAATTTTTTATAAAAAAAATCGTTTTGATATGGCATTTTTAGTAGCGAACATACCACCAATAGAAGTCTTAGTAAAAAAAGAGTATTTGTACGACCACGAACGTGGCCATGGCGAATATGAACCTGGAGTTTGGACAACTTGCAAGTCAATACAGGGTAGAGCTTTGTATTTTGAGACTTTTTTGCCAGAAACAGGCGCATTATATGACAAATTACCGATTTCTGCCTTTGTTTGGAAAGAAACAGAGGAAAAAATGCCATTAGAAGAGCTAGAATTGTGGGATTCTTTTAGTTATCACATTACAGTGGTGCAAAAAAGACAGGTAAATGGGTGTAGATGTAAATATTTAGCCCCTTCTAAGAAATATTACGAGGGAGAAATGATTTTTACCATAGATTCTTGCCATCCAGACCATAATATTCCTAATATTAGCTACGCAGAGTCTCCTCAAGAGCATAAATCGTTTAATATTATAAAATTAGACAATGGATATTTCGCTGCACAGCCAAATAATCGTGTACTGTTCTATGACAAGTCTAGATCTCCTACCAAAATGAAAAAACCTGATTACAAAGTATCTACAGTAGAATATAGTGTAGAAGATATTGTAAAATGGACAGCAGGGGATTCCGATGACTATTTCTACGAATAAACTAGAAGAATTAGATACACAGACTTTAAAATATATTTTAAAAAACAAATTGCTTGAAAAGCAAGAAGCATCGCAAAAAGATTTTTTAAAATTTGTAAAAACAGTGTGGCCTGACTTTGTAGAAGGTAAACACCACAGAATATACGCAGAAAAGTTAAATCGTATTGCCAATGGCGAATTAAAACGTCTTATTGTCAATATGCCTCCAAGACATACAAAATCAGAGTTTGCATCTAACTTATTTCCAGCTTTTTACATGGGCCGTCATCCAAAGGCCAAGCTCATACAAACAACTCACACAGGAGAACTAGCAATACGTTTTGGACGTAAGGCCAAGAACGTGATAGAGTCTTCTGAATATGAAGAAGTATTTCCTACGGTTAAACTCGCAGCTGACTCCAAAGCTGCTGGACGTTGGGAGTCAAATCATGGGGGTGAGTATTTTGCTGCTGGTGTTGGTGGGGCTATTACTGGTCGTGGTGCCGATTTACTTATTATTGACGATCCTCATTCTGAGCAGGATGCGCTCTCGCCATCCATTTTAGATTCACACTACGAGTGGTATACTTCCGGTCCTCGTCAGCGTTTACAGCCTGGCGGTTCGATTGTTGTTGTAATGACAAGATGGTCTATAAAAGATCTCACTGGACGGCTGCTTGAGGCCCAGGCAAAAGATTCTGAAACAGATAAGTGGGAAGTAGTAGAGTTTCCTGCAATCATAAACGACAAACCTATGTGGGGTAACTTTTGGACCTTAAAAGGTTTGTTAGGTGTCAAAGCATCAATACCAGAATCAAAATGGCAAGCACAATGGATGCAACAACCTACATCTGAAGAAGGTGCACTTATAAAACGTGAATGGTGGCAGAAATGGGAAAAAGACGACATACCTAAATTACAATACATAATACAATCTTACGACACAGCATTTAGTGCAAAAGAAACTGCCGACTACAGTGCAATAACAACTTGGGGTGTTTTTGAACCTACTGAAGGTGGTAGACCAAATTTAATTTTGTTGGATGCAAAGAAAGGAAGATGGAACTTTCCTGAGCTAAAATCAATAGCACAAGAAGAGTATCAATACTGGGAACCAGAAACAATTTTGATAGAAGCCAAGGCCTCTGGCCTACCATTAACTCATGAGTTGCAAAAATCTGGAATACCTGTTATAAATTATACACCCTCACGAGGAAATGATAAACACTCGAGGGTAAACAGCGTGGCTCCTTTGTTTGAATCAGGAGCTATATGGGCGCCCAATAAAAAGTTCGCCGAGGAAGTGATAGAAGAATGTGCTGCGTTTCCTTTTGGTGATCATGACGATTACGTGGATTCAACCACGCAAGCATTGATGCGATACAGACAAGGGTACTTTGTTTCGCTTGATGAAGATTACGAAGACGAACAAAAACCTAAGGTAGGAGGGAGAAGTTACTATTAATTATGTTAGGTGCAGGACCATACTATTTATACGATAAATTTCTAAAACCATTATATGATTCTTATGGTGGTGGATTAGAGTCTTTAGCTAATCCTGACATGTATTTTGATGCAGGAAAATTTTTTGTTAATACCGGCAAAGACATAGCTCAATTTCCAATTGATATTGGAGCAGATTTATACCAAACTCATAATATGATTGACGACAGAATGATGGAGGGTCAACCTATATTTTCTCAATCAGACAAATATGCAATGGATAATTTTTTTACTAAAATTCCATTTACAAATGATTATTTTTTACCAACAATTTTTACAGGGGGCAACCCACTTAGAGCAGACGCGTATTTAGACGGACAAATACCATATAGTGAATTAGACGACGCTACTAGAAAATTATACGAGACAAGACAAGATGCAATTGCAAAAGAATACAATGATTATTTTTATAATTTTGACGACATAGGAAAACCTAATGCTTTTCTAAACGAAGAAATGTTTAATGGTTTGATGGATAAAACTATGCAAAGACTACCTAGCTATTACGAATACGCAAGTAGAGATGAAAATGTAAATAATCCAAACGCAAAACAAGAATATATAGATATGCAAAATGACATGTTTAGCAAAGTATACATGGACGTGTATGGAGATAACATGGACGCTTACATGAACCAAGCTTATGATAATTACAACGTTAAAAATTTTGGTTATGATTTAGATGGTGATGAAAGTGCATTTAGAGAATTTGACATGTTTAACTATGCATCAGGCGGCGAGCCTTTATTAGAATACTCTAATCCTACGGCATCAGAACTGTTACCTTATGCACACTTAGGTGCAGAACTAATAGGACCTGGTTTAATAAAAAATGCAGCAAAAAAATATTTTAAAACATTTAAAGGAGCTGACGACGGTATTAGAAGTATGAAAACAATATACGACGAGCGTCCAGAACTAACAAATGTTAGAATACCAGAGAGCAGAAGAATAGAATACAAACCTAATAAGATTAGAAAGTAACATGTTTGCAGTACCTATATACAAAGCAGCTGCTAAAACACTTGCTGCAAAGGGCAAAGGGACAGTATCTAGAGGCGCTAAAATATTAAGCCATTACGAATACAACGGTAAAAATTTTCTTCCAAAAGATTTAATCAGAACTAAAAAATCATACAGAAGCGAAAGCGGAAGAATGATTTATAAATCAGGATACATTCCAAAAGAAGACGCAGTTCCACTAAAAGTTACATCAGAATCTGCTGCTTATAAACCTAGAAAAAGACCTAAGACAATACCATCAAAAATAGAAAAGTTTAAGGTATTAGATGCAATGAGTGATCAAAAGTTAAATAATCTAACTAATATCCAAGCTGTAGAAATGTTAGGACCAAACGGTGACATGATGTTATCTGCTTATAGACAAAGGCGATTGGGCCCAGGCATACGTGGCACAAGAACAAAATTTACAGATAAGGAAGGCAATCCAATATACATGGCAAAATACGGAGATGCTGTTCAAAAACTATCTGCAAAAAACACACAAATAGCTCAAGACGTTTTTAAAAAAATTAATACGCAAAACGAATTTGGAGGTGTGAATGCAGCAGGAAATTTAATAAGACATTTAGGCCGTATGTTGTCACAAGGAGAAGCAAGAACAAAGAAAGGTCTAAAAGGCTTTTCACAAGATGAGTTAATGAAAAAGTTTTCTGAATTAGATGCACCTTTTTTTAATAATTTATTAGGAACAAGACAAAAACTTAATAAAAGACAAATTGCCAAAGCTAAAGAACTAGGATTAATAGACGATACAGAATTACTAGAAGTTAGCCACATAGTTAGAGCATCTGATGATCCAACAAAAAGTTTTGATAAAGACAATCTTTTTTTATCTATGATGAAACAAAATCGTGACAAAGCTAGAGTGCAAAAACCAATAGAAAACTTTATCGAAAACTATGAAGACATGTTGGATAAAAGAATATTAAAATATTATGGTTACGAAAAAGCAGGTGGTGGATTAATAAAAGCTTTAGGCAAAGCATTGACAGGTGGCAAGACTGACAAGTCTAGAAGAAAATTTTTAAAACAAGCAATGGCAACATCTGCAATGGCTGCTATGCCAGGTGGCGCCGTTAGAGCAGCGGCAGCTTTAGCGCCGGCTGTTGTAAAAGGTGCAACACGTAAATCGCCTCCATGGATAAAAGCTATGGTTAGTGCATTAGAAAGTAACATGGGTAAAAATTTAAAACTTTTAGATACAAAAGTTACAGATATGAAAGCTGTAAAAACTTACAGAATAAAAACAGCAGATGGTGATTCAGATCTTGTACATTATTCTAAATATAAAAATGGCGATGTACATGTAGAGTTTGATATACGAGATGATTTTGCTAACAATCAACATATATATGCAGATAATAAAACTGGCATAACAGAAATAGTAGACGAAAACTATTACATGACTGGACCAGAAGATTTTGCAAAAGACGATCCTATAATTTTTGACGTAACCACACCTACACAGATGGCAGAAATGGAAAAAAAGATGGGAGTCATGCGTGGAGATGTAGATGGTAAAATGTTAGATTACGCATCTATACCTGAAGCAGACTATGACTATGGTCTTTTGATGGAAAGATATGCTGACACTTTTTCTCCTTATGGTAATATATTTAACACTAAAAAAAGAGCAGACGTATACAGAGAAAAACAAAGAATAAAAAATATGACAGAAGAAGAGTTTGAATCACAGTTTAGAGGCGGTAACATACACGGATACTACAGAGGTGGCACATCTATGCGAAGCTATCCTAGAACAGCTATAAAAGATATGGATAAGTTAGTTGATGCTGTGGGTATGGCAGAAACTAATCCTGCTTATATGGAGAAATATAATTTAGGGGCAAGAAATACTTATATTAGCCCAACAGGACACGTTGGGACTTATGGTATAGGTAGAGCAACAGCTTTAGATCCAGGATATTATCAACATGGTGCTACTAGATTTGAAGATTTTGATCAAAATAAATTTGACGAAGCTAAACAAAGAGAGTTTTCTAAAAATTATTTAACTGGTATGATAGGTTATTACACAGCTAATCCAGATAAAATGATTTATGGTAATGATCCAGTATACGAATCTATAATAAGATATGGACCAACAGATACCAGAGAAACGGGAGATTATTATAAAAAAGTTTTATCATTCTACAATCAAGGAGGCATAGCTAGAAGACCAGATGCAGTGCCACCACTAAAAGGGCCAGCATCTAAAAATAATTTTGCAGCTGGTGGTATAGTAAAAAAATTACTGGCACCAAAGCCTGTTGTTAAAAGATCTGCTTATAAACCACAAATAGCTGCGAAGCCTTTTCAAGTCGTAGATGGTGACGGTTTACCAGTAAAAGATTTTAAAACAATGAAAGAAGCAGAAGATTTTGCAGGAGACGGTTTGTATGTTGGTAGAAGAGCTGATGCACCAGACAAAGGTGCAATGTACTTTTTATCTAGAGAAAAAATTATTAATGCACCATCAGAATCATTAAAAGGTGCACAGTGGTTACAATATTTAAAAAGACCTTTTGCAAATTACAATCCTGTAAAAGACATGGAATTAAACGATACTGGACTTGCTCCATTTTTATCTAGAAATGCAAATGAAACATTAAGTAAAGAAGGTTTGGTAAAAGCATTTGACGACGAATTAGCTCCTGACTTTGATGTTATATCTTTAGGAGGTGGTGCTAGAAGACAGTTTGACGAATTAAATAAAATAAACAAACAAGATTTACAGGCCTTTAGACCTGGACCAGTTAAAACAGTTTTAGAGTCAGTAAGAAAAACTACCCCTGCTTTAAGAGAAGCATTAGAAAATAATAATCAAGAAGCAGTATTAGGAATTGTACAAGGCATAGAAAAAATAACAGAAGGTGTTACTGGAGTGCCAAATGCAATCACAAGAGGATTTCCACAAAAATTTCCGTTTGAATTAAAAAGAGTTTTGCAAGAACTAGCACAAATATCAGGAGCAAGACTTGCAGGATTTAAAAAATATCAAAAAGAAACTAGTTATTATGGACAACAAACTTTAGGCGGAGGAGCTAATTACAGAGAATTTTTATTTAAGTATTCTCCAAAAGGTAAAAGAACTACAGAACCTGTATACACTTACGCACATGATTTTGGACTAACTTCTTCTCAAAGAAGCAATGCTTTTGTACACATGCGTACATCAGATCGTACAGATGAATTTGGTAGAAGATTGTTGCACATAGAAGAAATACAGTCTGATATGCATCAACCAATAAACAGAGCTGCAAGAGAAGTTAAGGCAAGTTTAGCCAATAATGTAAATCCAGGAACAGAAGCATTAAGACGAGCAAAATATGCACCTCGTGGTGATTTAATTGCTGATGCAACAAATAAATCTAACCAACAACAATTAAAATTAATTATGTCAAAAATAGAAGACATTCAATCTGGACCTATGACTAGAGAAAAACAAATTAGACTTACTAGATTAAATAGAGAAAGAACTAAGATAAGAAAAATGATTGAAGATGAACAAGCAAAATTAGCACAAGGAAATCACAGTGGTGTACCACAAGGACCTTACAGCAAAACAGAGGATTACAATGAATTTGTTATGAAATATGCATTAAAAGTTGCAGAAGAAGGTGGATATGATGGTATATCTATATCTTCAGCAGGTATAAAAAATAGAAATTTAACTCAAGGAAGCAGAGACTACCAGGGTAATGTAGCTGCTTATGGACCAATAGCAGAAGGTGCTATGAAAAAAGCTGCTAAAAAAAGTGGTGCAAAATACATGAAAACTGCTATAATAGATCACAAGGGCAGAGGATGGGAGATTCCTATGATATATCTTGACGATGCTAGTAAAGCAAATGTTTCAAAAGGTATACCTGCTTACAGTAGAGGGGGAATAGTCGCAAATGGCTGACGATACAAAAAACAACGTAGATAAAGCATTAGAAGCACTTACAGGTGCATTAGAGATAGAACCAACAGGCGAAGAGGTACAACTAGAACCTGATAAAGGTGTAGAGTTTGAATCTGATTTTGAAATAATGGAAGACGGAAGTGCTGAAGTTAATTTAGATCCTAACGCTCCAATGGATACCTCTAATGTTCCACACAACGCAAATTTAGCAGAATATATTGACGATGAAGAATTAAGTAGATTTGCAACAGATCTAATACAAAGTTTCGAAACGGATAAAGAGTCTCGTAAAGATTGGGAAGATACCTACATCAAGGGACTTGATATGTTAGGCTTCAAGTATGAAGACAGAACACAACCGTTCGAAGGTGCATCTGGGGTCGTACACCCCTTATTAGCTGAATCTGTAACACAGTTTCAAGCCCAAGCTTATAAGGAACTTCTCCCCCCAAGCGGCCCCGTAAGATGCCAAGTTATAGGATTATCTACACCAGAGGTAGAAGACCAAGCAAAAAGAGTTAAAGATTTTATGAACTATCAAATTACTGATGTCATGAAAGAATACGATCCTGACATGGATCAATTATTATTTTATTTACCACTTGCAGGATCTGCATTTAAAAAAGTTTATTACGATGGACTAATGAAAAGAGCATGTGCAAAGTTTGTTGCAGGAGAAGATTTAATTATTAATTACATGGCAACTGACATGTCAACTGCAGACAGAGTTACACATATATTAAAAACAAGTGGCAATGATGTAAGAAAACAACAGTTAACAGGTTTTTATAAAGATATAGAATTACCTACAGGAAGCATTGATACAACAAGCGAAGCTGCTGATAAAGTAGACGAGCTAGAAGGTGTAGAAAAAAATTATGCATCCGGAGATGATGAACACGTAATACTAGAAATGCACATCAATGCAGATGTACCAGGTTTTGAAGACGAGACAGGTGTTAAGTTACCATATGTAGTGTCAATTGATCAATACTCTGAAAAGATACTTTCTATTAGAAGAAATTATATAGAAGGAGATCCAGAGTTTAGAAAAATTGAGTATTTTGTACACTACAAATTCCTCCCAGGATTAGGCTTCTATGGTTTTGGTTTAATCCACATGTTAGGTGGATTGTCAAGAACTGCAACTAGCGTTTTGCGACAGCTAATAGATGCAGGTACTCTTGCCAATCTTCCTGCAGGTTTTAAAGCTCGTGGCATGCGTATACGAGATCATGATGAGCCTTTACAACCAGGAGAGTTTAGAGATGTAGATGTTACAGGTGCATCAATAAAAGAATCATTATTACCTTTGCCATATAAAGAACCTTCGCAAGTTTTATTTGCATTATTAGGTTTTGCTGTAGACGCAGGTAAATCTTTTGCTGCAATAGCAGATATGAAAATGGGTGAAGGCAATGAGCAAAATCCTGTTGGCACGACGTTAGCATTAATAGAACGTGGCACAAAAGTAATGAGTGCAATACACAAAAGACTACACTATGCACAAAAAATAGAATTTAAATTATTAGCTAAAGTTTTCCAAATTTATCTACCCCCACAATATCCATACGCAGTGGTAGGTGGTAATCAAATGATTAAACAACAAGATTTTGATGACAGAGTAGATATCATACCAGTTTCTGATCCTAATATATTTTCTATGGCTCAAAGAGTTACATTAGCACAACAACAATTACAACTTGCACAAGCAGCACCACAGTTACACAACTTGCGTGAAGCTTATAGAAGAATGTATGATGCAATGGGTGTAAGTAACGTTGATGCAATATTAAAACCTGATCCAGAATTACCACAACCTATGTCTCCAGCTATAGAAAATGCTGGTGCTATGCGTGGACAACAGCCAAAAGCTTTTCCTATGCAAGACCATAATGCTCACATAGAAGCACACGCAGAGTTTATGTTTACTCGTATGGTGCAAATAAATCCTCAACTTTATGCAATGTTACAGGCACACGTTTCTGAACATATTGCATTGATGGCAGGATCGCAAGTACAAGAAAAATTTAAACCACAATTTGAACAAATGCAACAAGCTATGCAACAGGCACAACAAGATCCAAGAGCTATGCAACAGCTACAACAACAGCAAGATCAATTAATAAATCAACAAGCTGCAGAAATTGCAAAATTAGAAGCAGAGCTAACTAAAAAATTAGCGCAAGACGAAGAAGCTAGAATAAGCCGTGAGTCTCAAGATCCTCTAGTAAAATTAAAACAACAAGAGATAGATCTTAAAGCAATGGAAACACAGGCTAGACTACAGAAAGAAGCTATAATGGATTCTGCTAAATTAGATTTAGAAAGAGACAAATTAGAAGCTGACACAAGTCTTGACATTATGAAAGTAGCTGCTACGGTTAACAAAGAAGATTCAGATGAAGCAATGTTAGTGCTGAAAGAAAGCATGGCTAATGCAAGAGAAGCTATGAAAAGTGATGCTGAGGATAGAAGGACAAAAGCAAATGGACGTAAAAAAACAACTGAAGAAAATTAATGGTTTTATGCAAGACATTGAACAATGTGCAAAAGAACACATTAAAGACGAAGAAGATATTCTACAGGTTTGTGGGGCTATGATGGCAGTTACAAGAAACATGTATGTAGAAGCTATTGGATACGAAGATACTCAAAAAGTTTTTGAAGCCATACTACAAAGTTTTGATTGGCAACAAGAAATGGAATTAGCCATTAAGTTAGCAGAAAAACCAACTATACATTAAGGAGAAGATATGCCAAAAGTAGGAGCTAAAAAATTTCCATATACTGCACAGGGTGCGCAGATGGCTCAAAAACATGCACGTCAAACAGGGCAACAAATGTCAATGAGCAAAGGTGGATCAACAAGTAAAATAAAAAAAGTTATAAAAGGACTTAAAAAAGCTTCTAAGCTACACGCAGGTCAAGCAAAAAGTTTGAAAAGTGTTGTACGCAGTAGAGGAAAAAAGAGGAGGTAAGTATGAAGTTAATAGAAGATGTATGGCTATGGCTCAAAGAGTGGAATAGCTGGACTATGAAAGACTGGATTAAGGCTGGCATAGTGGCATTAATTGTTATTCTAATAATTGGAGCTATTTAATGGTCGACGAAATAGATAGAAGATCAAGATATCTAGCAAAGAAAAACACTCCGGTTCCATTTGAAATGGGATCGGAGATGCGTAATTTTAATGCAATGACTAATTTGCAAAATCAAGCATCTACTTTCACTGCTAATGATCCACGTATACAGGAATTAAAAGACAGAAGAAGACAATACAATCGTTTTGATAAATACAAAATAGGAGATAATTATGGAATGTCTCCTTTAGCAGTACAAAGAGATTTTGCTAACAATACAAATGTTTTTAGAAACAATGCACCAAGTGCATATAAAACAATGTATCCACTAACAGACATGGCTATGAACTATACTAGCAGTGGTGGTTTGCTAGGAATGATAGCAAAAAATATTTTTGAAAATGTAAAAAATACTGGAAAAGATATGATGGATAAGAAAGGTATCTTTGGTGCTGTAGATACAGACGAAGGTGAAATGGAAGACTATGCAGCACAAACTTTTGGTTTTGGTGCACCTACCTTTCCTGGTAGTGAAATGACAATACCTTATCCACATCAAGATTATCCAGATACTACAGTTACAATAAAAGACATGCCTTTAGACAATTCGCAACGAATAGATTTTTATGACGGTCCTGTAGAAGGATCTAACCCAAGAGGTGAAGTAACAAGTGCAAACCCTGCACCAGGTAAAATGGGTCTTGACCCTAATATAGATTATGGAAACGAAATGAATATGCTAGATGCCATAGCAGAAGATAACGTAAAATTTGGTAGAGATGTAACAGCTTTTCCTCCACCAATAAAAGAACCTCCTGAACAAGAAGGAGTAGCACCACCATTACAAGAGCCACCATTACAAGAGGATGCTCCAAAATTTAATGACAGTAACAGAGAAGCAGGTATAGCATCTATGTATGGTCAAGGACCAAGTTATGCAACTAACAATAGAATATACGAAGATGAATATAGACGCTTTACAGAACTTATGTCTGACACAATGAGAGGATATGGTCCAGTTACTTACGAAGAATTTGCAGAAATGTATAGAAATTTGTTTGAAGGAAAACCACAAATAGATTTTTCTAAAACATTAGTAAATAGATAATGAGTAGAGAAGATTATATTCGTAGAACCTACGGAGGAACTAAAAAAGCTTCTCCTAGAACCTCTCCTAGAACCGTAGTTAGTAATAGTGGATCATCTAGCCCAGGACAAAGCGGCAGTGGATATTCAACCAATGTTGTTAGCGATGGGATGACACAACAACAAATAGATCAAATAAAAAATCAAAGTAAAGCAGCAAACGAAGCTGCTTATCAAGAATCTTTAAAGAAACAAGAAGCGTTGAGAGATGCCATTGCTTTTATGAATTCACAAAAAAAAGATAAAAACAATCAAATAAATGTAAACGACATTGAAGATCAAAAATTAGAAGAAATTGCTAAAACAGGGTTGTTTGCCATGGAAGCGTCTGGTGATTTAGGCGGAACTTTTGGTGCAGAGATAGAAGCAAACAAATTAAAATATGCATTAGCAAATGCAAAAAACGCAGAAGAGGCTGCTTCTATAAGAGCAACTATGGAAAAAATGGGGTATTCTAATGTATCTCAATATGATCCTTACACTTTAGAAGGAAAAGAAAATCCAGATTATAATCCTAATTTAGGATTTGACCCAACAGGTTTCTTATCTTTCGGTGAAGTAGAAAGTAATGATGATTTATACGATGCGTATAAAGGACTACAAAATAAAAATACATCTGCTCATCAATTAAGAACATTTTTACCAAGTGTTTATGGATATAAAGGATCTATTTATGGTTATGGTGGTGGAGGTGGTGGATCATCATATTTTGGTGGTGGCACAGGCAGAGACGGATTAGGTTATGGTGTTGCAGGATCTGGTGGTCCTCAAGCAAATTCTTATCAAAGAGGTCAGGTAGGCCCAGGCACTTTACAAGAACAAGTAAATCAAGTATACTTAGGAATGTCAGGCATAGGAAAAGCCAGAGGCGGAATAGTGAGTTTAGTAGAATAATGTTTGGATTACCAGTAGAAATGATAACAATGTTAGGGTCATCCCTTTTAGGTGGCTTTATGACTATATGGGGTCAAAGCATCAAAGCAAAACAAGAAGAACAAAAGTTATTGA